GTATGCATTTGAGTTTGCATATGTAGTATGAACTCTTACTCTACTCCAAGCACTATTATTATCTGCAGGAGTATCTGATGTGTCTGACACAGCTTGCCAATAGTGAGTTAAATTACCTGTTGTAGATGTATCAAATGACCCGTCTGCTTTTAATCTATAAACTCCACCAGCTGCTCCATTTGAATAAGCTGTGGTAGTTTTATAGTAACCATTTGCAGTTGCATTACTACTAAATGTAGTAAAACTTGTTGTTGAAACTACAATATATTCATCATCTATATTTACATAAACTGTATAAGTTGTTCCATCTATATTATATTTGCCCTGATCATGCCAAATACAACCACCTCTTTGATTTGCTGCTGACCTAGTAGGACTTGCTCCTTTATATATCCATGAGCATACATTATGTCCTATCACTCGATAAGGCAGTACTAATCCCTCAACATCAAAAGGAGTGCTTAACTCAAATGATATTTCTGCAATATTTTCTGTTTCAATCCTATCAATAACATAAGTATCTCTTGGAAACTCTATTGGTGTATTTCCTGATCCAGGATCAGATGCCTCACCTTTTAAGTATTTTTTATATGTTCTTCTTCTATGTACCTTTTTTCCTAAAAGATCACTTGGTTTTAATGTTCCTAAATCTGTACCAAAGGTTGCTGCAACGTTTGCAATTGTTAGTATAGGCCTCTCTGCAGGGCCTGTTGATTTTCTTTCTAATCCTTCTACTTTTATTGGCATTACATCATATGTGTTTAGTTGACTGTTTGTATCATAATCATACATTTGTACAGTAGTTAAATCATCTTCTAAACCTCTTGTATAGTAGAGTTTTGAACTACCATCTGCATTTAATTCTATTTCAAATAAACTTACTAGAGGAGATGCTTGCTCTAATCCTTGTATTTCTTTTATTGCAATTTTTTCTGCCATTATGCCTCGTATACTCTTTGAAAAGTTGCTGATAAACTGTAGTAGTTATCATAGTTATATGTTTGATCCCAGTTTTTACAAACAACTTTTATTGTTCTTGTTGCATTTGTATCGCTTCCTGCTGTATCTTTATCAATTGTCATTTGAAATTTAGTTACTCCGCCCAGGTCTTCAAAAAAGTCTATTAGTGCATCAATTTCTGCTTTTGGTCTTAAATTGAAAGTAACACTCATTGATTGTTGTAAATTATTTATTCCATCTGCTAATCTTTGTTCGTACCCATCTCCAAAACTAACTGAATGAATTTTAGGTGAGCTTTTTATTTGAAATCCTTTATCAACTGATACAGGAGCAGAAAATCCTGAAATATTACTTCCGCCATTTTGTGTTATCGCTGTTGCCATTATCTAGATAAGACTCCTCCAGGTCGTTTTTCTCTTTGGATTATTTCCATTGTAGCAGCTTGTATCATATGTCCTAATCGTTTACCTGTTTCTGCGTCCATGCCTCCACTTGCTGTTGAAGCACCATCAACATTGATAGTTACATTTGTTGCACCACTACCATTCATTTCTACTGGAATACTTCTTCCATTTGGTAAAGGTACTACTGCTTCATTATGTTTACCTTCCCCAACTAAATAAGTAGGTTCTGTTGCAATTCCACCTCTTGAATATCTATTTGCTGAGTTTATAACACCACCTGAAGCCATTGGTATAATACCACCGTCTGCTAAACCTATAAAGGACATTGTAGCGGCTGCCATTTTCATTGCTGCTAATTTTGCAAGTTCAAGTAGTACCATTTTCATCATGCTTCTAAAAGCGTCTGCAAAATTAGCTGTTCCTTCAATTAATTTCATAAACATATCTTCTAATCCTTTGGACATTGCGTCATTTGCTATTCCTAGTGCACTTACTGATCTATTGTATTCATCTGCCTGTTGTTTTATTAAGTTTAGTTTTTCTTCTTCCATTGCAATTTGCTGTTCTTGTTTTTTTAATGCATCACCACTTAATAAATCTTTACCGGATTCTAGTTGATCTATTTTTGCTTGTGCAATTAGTTGTTGTTGTGCAAACTGTAATCTTTTTTTCTCTTGAATTGCTATTTTACTAATTGCGTCTTTTTTCTGTCCTAAAAGTTTTATTTCATTTTCTATTTGTAGTGCACCTAGTTGTAATCCTGGTAATTTTTCTGTAGCTGTTACTCCTGCTTGCATTCTTCCTAATATTCCGTCTATATCAACCTCACTATCAGGTGCAAATCCTAATCTGTTTTTCATAAGTTCTATAAGACCTGCTCTATCCATTGTAGTTGTTCCCTTTTCTGGATCATATCCGGTTTGAGTAAGTACATCTCCTAAAGCTTTGCTAAATGCTTCATCTGAAGTAGGTCTAAATTTTCTTGCATAATCAGATGAAGTTTCTTTTAATTTTAACAAAGCCTTGTCTAAATTATCAATTTCTTCACCTGCATCTAATGCGGCATTTTGTATTTCTTGAAAAGGTACAAGTAATTGAATTAGTTCCCCTAAAGTTATAGCTGATCCTAGTTTTGTCATACTGTCCTCTATTTGAGTTAAAACAGCGTCTAAGGATTTTGGTTTTTTAGGATCAAAATTATTAATTGACTCTAGTAAATCAGTAAATCTAAATCCTTCTTCTGCTCCTATCTCTTTGGCAAACTCTTGTAATGTGGTTTTAAAATTTTCATCTGTTGCTGTAGTTCCAATGATAGCTGCTATTTGTTTAGCAAACGCTGATTGTGCTTTACCACTTAAATCACCTACAGTATTAGTAAAATCTGCTTCATCTTTTCTAACAATGTTTATTAAAGTGTCTAACTGTCCTACACTTTTAATAAGATTAAAAGTTCTAAGTAAGTTTTGTTGAATTTTTGCTGTTTGTTCAACGGCAGTTTCTAGTTGTTGATTAAGAGAATTTTTAGCAGTCTCTCCAGCAAATTTTAAAGTGTCTGTAGTTTTTTCTAATAAACTATTTAGTTCATCTTGTTTTTTCTTTGCTTCATCAGTTAAAATAAAAGTATCATAAATAAATTTTAAAATAAACCCTGTTGTAAAAATAAAAAATGCTGCATTTATTATACCACCTAAAGCTGCAAATACAGGGCCTAGTTTTGTTGCAGCAAAAGTTGCTATTGCAGCTAAACCAGTTTGAGCAAGAGCTGCTGGTGCGACTATTGCTGCACTTACTCCTGCTGCTGCAGCTGCCCCTGCTTGTTGTGCTTGTAAAACGAGTCTGCTCATTGTTCCTTTATTAGCAACTTCCATACGTTTAAGCATAAGTTTAAAATTTGCTAATTCTGTTTCATTGATTGCTTTTCCAGCAGCTGCTTTTTTCTCCATGTGCACAATCATCATTCTTATAGAACGTCTTTGATTAAGGTCACTTTTATTAAAGAAATTTTTCTCTGATATTTCTCGTTTTTTCAAATACCCTAAGAATGTTTTGTTTTTTCTTAATTCTACTGCTGCAAACTCTTGACCGCTTAACTTAAATCTAGCTGATGCACCTGTAAAAGCTGCTACACTTTGATCTGCTCTTAACTGAGCATTATTACCATATGTAGTTAATGCCGCTGTTAAGTTTGTTAAAGCTGGAAATGCTTGTTTTGCAATACTTGTTACAAAACCTGCAAATACGAGTGCTGCCGCTCCTGCATTTCTTGATAAAAAGTCTGCTACTGCTTCTAAAGGTACTACAAATTCTGCTAAACTTTTTATAACTTGCATAAATGCAGTTTCTAATCTTGCAAAATCATTTGGCAACTCATCTGCGTGTTCTGCAAAAGCTCCAAAGTTGTTCTCTAATTGTCGTGATACCTCTTCAAATACCGCTGCTTGTCTTTGTGCAATAGTAAGTTTTTCTGCAACTAAACCATTTGCATCAGCAAATTTTCTTGTAGCAATATCTAATCTTAGAATAATACCTAATTCATCGAGTAGTTCTGGCTCAGCTTTTGTAACACCACGAATAAGTCTTTGAAATGAATCACCCATATCCCTACCAAGAGCAACCGAAGCAAGTTTTGCTCCTTCAGCTAATTCTTCTACTTGTTCAGCACTAAATCCTGCAGCTGTTGTAATGGCAGCTGCTTGAGCAGCGTCTTTAAATCCTATAATGCCTTGGGTCGCTTCTCTAATTGCACTTGCTGTTGCAAGCATATTTTTACCAGTTGTTTGACTAAATAGCTCTATACCTCTTTGTTGGTTTTTAAGATTTGCAGCTTCTTTTAAACCTTGGAATACCGCAGTAATCGCAAATAAACTAGCTGCTAAAGTAGCGTAAGCAGGTACGAGGCCTCCTTCGATGCCTTGTGCCATTTTTGAAAAGTTTTTAGTACTATTTGAAGATGCCTGAGCAGCACCTTTTAAATTACGATCAGCGGTTCTAGCAGATTTGCCAGTCTTTTCTAAACTTTGATTAAGTTTTTTTGCTTTTTTATCTACTACACCTAAATTACCTTTATCATCGATAACTAACTGACCAACAATTTTAAACTTACTTGCCATTTACTTTTTAATTTTTGGAATAGTTCCTACTCCACCTTTGCTACTTCTTTCTCTAGCTTTTCTTTTTTGTTCTAATTCTTTGTTTATTTTATCAACCTTTCTTGCTTCTATATGTTTAATAAAATAAACTGTTGTTCGTTTATCTTCTATTTCCCAGATGTCTAGTAGACTTCCGAGTGCAGACATATCCTTACCAAAATATGACCCACTCATTCCGTCCCATCTATCAGGTAGAAGATCGTGTATTAAAAATGCTTGCTGTACTTCTAGTGGATATTGATCCACTGTAACTGGCATTTTATCAGGATTTGGTTCTTCTCCTAATTGTTCGCATATTTTTAAATACTTATCTAAATCTATACTGCCTTGTGTAAAATGTCGTTCAAGTAGTGATATTATTTTTTCTACTTGAGCATGGTAAAATTTTCAAGGTCTTGTGTTACTTCCGTTACCCACTGATCGAATCCATTTGAATTCTGCATTAATAACTCAGCATTTTCTTGAGTGTAAGGTAACTCTGATTCTTCGTCCATTGATGATGAATCTATAAGAACCATCTTTTGTAGATATTTAATCTTTAGTCCTTTCCAACCTTTAATAACTGCTTTTGTATATTCTGTTAAAAACTTTTCATCATCTAGAACTTCTTCAAATCCTCGTGTCTTTCTGTTTAACTTTTGTGAAAGGCATCGAGCTCTTAATTTAATAAGTTCTTCTCTTGCGAGATAACAAAGATCAACTGAAAATCCTAAAAACTCAGGATAGTCTATTGATACTGTTTTACTTGGAGTAAGTAATTCTCTTAAACTTACTTCCGATTTTTTAATTCCTTCTGTCATTTCTTCTCCTATAAAGTGGAGGGCCGAAGCCCTCCAGTTAATTTATTTATGCTCCAGTATAAACAATTTTTGCTTCGTAGTTATCAGCATTACTATCTGGATCAATACTTGCTGGTAACCCATGGAAATTTGTTTCAATTGAGATAATATCATCAATAGAATGTGTTGGAACTTCCAAGTGTGCATTAGGTACTGTAATTGCTACCTTCGGTGTTGAAGCACCACCAATGTTAAAGACTAAATTAAAGTCATTAACGATTTGATCGGTATCTTCAATAATATTTTCAAACAAGTCTGCACTTGCATTTGATTCAGCATTTAAATAACAAGTAAAGTTACCTGAAACTGATCTTGTACCAGTAACATGCCCTAGAGGTTGATTAACAACTCCTAAAGTTTCTGGTGTTAAAAATGAAATATTATTTTCAAAAGTGATATTACCACCTGTTAAAGTTAGTCCATAAGTAACACTTGAACCTCCAGCATTTCCTGCTGCTTGTAAAGTAGTTAATCTGTTTCTAATAAAGTTACCTGTACCAGAAACTCCTTCATTAATTACTGT